ATGGCTTTACCCGCCCGCGTTTATCTGACCCTTCACGAAACCTCAGCGCGCTGGGGGTGCAACATCGCAGATATCGCGGGGTGGGCCGATGCAGGCAGGTTCCGAATCCTGACCGGCATTACCGCAGTCCGCTGTGGCGATGAGGTCATTGCAGGCAAGGTCACCTTGTCGCCAATGGAGTTGATGCCGCTTTTCCGGCGTTGCGGGACAGGGCCATCGGAAGGGATCATGCGGCGCATTCAGCCTGCCGGGCGTCAGGATTGGTTGCTGATCACCGATCCAGTGTACGGCATAACAGTGGCTGTGGCTGATATGGTGATCATGGCCGAAGAGGTTCACGCCTTCGAGGACGAGAACGACATGATCCGACGCGTGGCGGCCGGACCCGGGGTTTCAACCTCCTATGATTGGGAAGGGATGAACATCGCTCTGATCGTGCGCATTTTCGATCACGGTCTGCCCGACACCCAAGCAGACCTGGTTGCCGAGATGCAGGAGTGGTTCGCGGACCGGTCGGACGGCAAGAAAATGCCCGATAGCCGCAGCATCCGGCGGCGGATCACGCCGATATGGAGGGCACTGCGACGAGAGGATGCGTGATGATCAGGGTCCGGGCTGCTCCGGATCACGCGGTCTTTCGGCCACCTTGATCATCGGCATCGTGAACCAACCGGGGCTTTGGCCGGAAGGCGCTGGCGACGGCATCCACCCCGGCGCGCAGCGGCGAGTCCATCAGGTGGGCATAGCGCAGCGTGGTCTGCATTTGGCTGTGGCCCAGCAGTTTGCCGATCATTTCCAGCGAGGCCCCGCCGCTGACCAGCAAAGATGCAAAGGTATGACGCAGATCGTGGATGTGGACTTCCTGCAGCCCACACTCCTTCTGGATCTGCGCCCAGAACCGCCGCACCTCCTGCACCGGCTGGCCGGGCGTGTCGCTGGGGAACAGCCACGGCGTGCCGCGCGGCACCGACAACAGACGCTGGCGCACGATGCTGGCGGTTTCATCCGAAATCGGCACACGATGCACCCGGCGCTGTTTCGTCATGGCAGGCGGCTTTGACCAGCTCATGTGTTCAAGGTTGAACTGTTCGAACCGGGCCTGCCGCACCTCACCCAGACGCGCACCGGTCAGCATGCACATGCGGATGATGTCGGCAGCGCGGCGGTCTTCAGCAGCATCGAGGGCTGCGGCAAGGCTGTTGATTTCATCCTTTGACAGGAACCGCTCCCGCGCTGTCTCAATCCGGCGATGGAAGCGCTGGGCGGGATTGTCCTCGCACCACCCCCATTCGACCGCCAAAGTGAACATCTTGCGCAACACCTCCCCGATGCGGTTGGCACGCACCGGGGTGGGCTTTGCGGGCTGCAGCTTTTTGGCCCGGTTGTTGGGTTTTTCCTTGTGCGGCCGGGGCCGACCCTCGGCCACTTTGTTCAGCAGCTTGTCAACGTCGGTCGAGGTGATTTCCGTCACCAGCTTCCGGCCCCAGACCGGGGCCACCATCTTGGCCAGCGCAGATTTCTGGTCGGACGCGTTCCGTTCAGCCAGTTTTGGCAGGTGCTGGGCACAGTAGCGTTCGATCAGGTCGTCCACACGCGGCGCTTCGCGCAGCGCCCCGCGCTGGGCCAACGGATCCGCACCGGCGTCGATCTCGCGCCGGATTTCCTTGGCCCGTTCCCGGGCCGCCGACACGGACCATTCCGGCCAGCGTCCGAAGGTCATCCGGCGCTGCCGCCCGGCGTGGCGATAGTCGAGGGTGAAGGCCCGCCCGCCGCCACGGTAGATGCAGGCGGCAAACCCGCGTACATCGGTGTCGAATATCTGGTAGTCGCGCCCCACAATGGGTACGGCTTCACGGAGCACTTTTTCAGTCAGCTTGATGCGTTCGGGCATGCGTTGGATCCTTCTTGCATCCGACATGAGGCGTGGTTCCGCCGCACTATCAAGGCAAGCATGGCAGTTCGGGTGGCGGGAAGGCGCAGGGTGGCGGAAAGGTCGCCCTCCTAGCGCCACCCCTTGTTTCATTGAGGTTTCAGCGCTAAAGGGGCCGATCATCGGCGCGCGTGATGATGGATGTCAGCCTTTCCCGCGCCCTACCTGGCGTCCGCCAGGCTGGAATCACTGATGTAATGCATGCTGCGCCTGAAAATTTCCAAGCAAATCAATGGGTGGCAGGGGTGCCGTGCCGGATGCCACCCCCTCTTTGCCTGCCAATGCCGGTCAATCACCTGTAAATCCGGGTGTTCGCAGGTGTTTGCAGCTTTGGCGTCCATTTGGCCCATTTGCCACGACGGCTTGCCCAACCCCACGCCACGCCGCCCGACGCGCAAAACCCAATGAAACAAGGGGTGGCGCGTGGGTGCATTCCTTTGCGCCACCCTGCGCCTTCCCGCCACCCCTTCGGCCCTGCGCTCACTGCTCTCTGCAACCGCCCCCTGACGCCCGCCGTCATCGGGGGCCTGGAACAGGGAGACCCCAATGCCGCGCCTTGGATCGATGCCAGACCCGAAGGACAAACCCCGTACGCTGCTGGTCGGCTGGATCAGCCGTCTCGATCTCGCCGTGGAACTCGGCCTGTCGATTGACACGCTGCGTCGTTGGGAGGCCCAGCGCACCGGTCCTGCCTGCGTTCGCGCAGGTCGGAAAGTCTACTACCGTCGCGCCGCCGTCGAGGAATGGCTGGAGGAGCAGGAGCAGGCCGCCCCGCGCCGCCGTCGTGCCGGAGGGCGCCGTTGATGCATCCGCACCCCCACAACTCCGACTGGCCAGCCGACCGTGTCGTCGAAGCCCGCGCCGTCATCGCTGATGTCGCCCATCACAGCGACCACCTGATCCGTTTGGCCTGCAATGTCCTTGTCACCCATGGCGACACGGCGGCCGAGCGGAAGGACGCCAGCGTTCTGCTGGTGGTGATCGACGCGCGGCGCCCGGTGCGACGTGCCCAGCGCGAAGAAAACGGGAGGTCCGCGCAATGACCCGCCGCCATACGCCCGAGGCCGATCTGCAGCGCGCCGTCGTCCAGGCGCTGCGCGTCGCCCTGCCCCGCACGGCCATCATCCACCATTGCGCCAACGAGGTGACAGAACCCGGCCCCCGCGGCGCAAAGCGTCAGGCTATCCTGGTCGGCATGGGCGTGCATGCCGGTTTTGCCGATCTGATGGTGATGTACGATGGGCGCGTCCTGTTTCTGGAACTGAAGGCACCCAAGGGTCGATTGCGCCCCGACCAGGAGGCGTTCCGGGATGGCGTGCTGGTACAGGGCTTCGGCTGGGCGCTGGTCCGCAGTCTCGACGACGCGCTGGGCGCTTTGGCCGATCATGGTTTCACCAGCCGTGTCCGCCCAGCGCGGAGGGCGGCACTATGAGCCACAAGGCCACCGTCTGGGCTATCCAGCAACGCGGGCTGAAACCCGCCACCAAGATCGTCCTCTGGTTTCTCTGCGACCGGCACAACCCGGATTTTGGCTGTTTCCCGACGCAGGCCCGGCTGGCCGACGATGCGGAAATGTCGATCTCCGCCCTGAACGAACACCTAGCGCGGCTCGAGGAACTGGGCCTAATCCATCGCGTCCGCCTCCATGATCCCCGCACCCACAAGCGGCAGGCGACACGCTACATCCTGGGATTCGAGGATGGATTTCCACAAAAGCCAACTCCGGAAACCGGAGACGGCTTTTCAGGAACGGACGAGGAACGAGACTGCGACCCAACTCCGGATTCCGGACATGGAGCCATCTCCGGATTTTCGGCAAAGCCATCTCCGGATTTTGCCGAAAGCCATCTCCGGAATCCGGAGACTAACCTTGTAAGAGAACCCCTAAGTAAACCTGTAAAGGAGGAGGAGGGCGCGCAAGCCTGCGCGGCGATCTCTGATCAGTTTTTTGGGGAACTGCTGGATGCGCTGGGCCTCGATGCCACCGCCCTGCCCGGCTGGTGGCAAGGCTGGCCGCCTCGACTGCACGTCCAGCGCTGGCGCGACGAGCTGGGGCTGACCGCGGCGGAGATCGTCGTGGCCGCCGAGGCATCCCGCCAAGAGCATCCCGAACCGCCCGATGGGCCAAAGGCGCTGGACCGCGCCATGCAGCGCGCCGCCCAGCGCAAGGTCGAAGCAGCCGGGCAGAAACGTCGCAAGCGCAAAGCCGAACCGGAACCGGCGGCAAAGTCGATTACCGATCTGCCCGCCTTCTACGCCAAGATCGTCAACGCGGACGGATACCTGCCAGTCAGCGCAATCAGCAACACCATGCGCGATGCCATGCTGGGCCGGGGGCTGGTTACGGCCGAACGCCTGCGCGAGCGGGGGATCCGGTGAATGGCATGGTGTCACGTCCCCGGCACGGATTGTCCCTCTGCGCAGGCGGCGGAGGCTTGGATATGGGCGTCATGCTTGCCGAACCCGGTTTCCACACCCGCGCCTTCGTCGAATGGGAGGGCTGGCCCCGCGCCGTCCTCATCGCCGCCCAGCGCGCAGGGTATTTCGCCCCTGCCCCAGTTTGGGACGATCTGCGCATATTCGATGCCCGGTCTTTCTTCGGCGCCTTCGACATCGTCCTTGCAGGATATCCCTGCCAGCCCTTTAGCGCCGCTGGAAAGCGCGGCGGTGCCGACGATCCCCGGCACCTCTGGCCGGACGTCGCCCGAGTCATCGGGGAATGCCGCCCAGAATGGGTTTTCCTCGAAAACGTACCTGGGCACGTCACCCTCGGCCTCGAAACCGTCCTGCGAGAGCTTTGGGGTCTGGGTTACACGCCTGCGGCGGGTCTGTTCAGCGCGGCAGAAGTTGGCGCGCCGCACCATCGGCTGCGCATCTTCATCCTGGCCCACTCCTATGAGTCTGCACCCCGGCACGGCGAACTACAACCCGGCCGGAAACAGCGACTTCACCCGCAAGGCGGAGGCGCTGGCGCTGGGCATCACCAACTGGTCAACGCCCAAGGCGACCGATGGCGCGAAGGGTGGCCCGGGCCAGAGTTATGGTTCGGGAGGGATGCCGCCCCTGCCAGCGCAGGCGGCACAGTGGCAAACGCCGGTGGCGGACGACCAGATGGATCGGCTGCGGGGCAAGATCAACAGTCGGGGCGAACCCAAGCTATCGGCGCAGGCGCTGCAATGGCCCACTCCAGCCGCACAGAATTGGAAGGGTTCCAGCGAGGCCAGCATCACCCGGGCGGATGGCAAGTCCCGGATGGATATCCTGCACTACAGGGCGGAACAGGGCTTCACCCGCCCGGTCCCAGCGACAATGCTGCATGGTCAGCGATCCTCGCATCACGCCCCGATCTCGCGCCCGCTTTGGGCTTCGATGATTGCCTCGCATGGGCGCGCCGTCTCGCGGCGGATCCTGAAGGGCCGGTCGCGGTGGCGGCTGAACCCGCTCTTCGTCGGATGGCTGATGGGCTGGCCCATCGGGCACGCGCTTTGCGCCTGCTCGGCAACGGAGTTCACCCTCTGGCAGCAGCACATGCGTGGCGCACTCTCGCGGCTGCCCACGGCTTCGGGCCCGTGGATCTGGCGGCCATCGGACGAGCCCCAGCGCCCGGCGCAGATGGATTTCCTTAAAGGAATGCAGCCATGAGCGTCCAAGGAAGGATCGGGCGCGCGGGCGGCACAAAGGTGAAACGCGCGCTGGCCGTCCAAGCTGCGCTGGAATGGGCGTTCCGCGTCGAGCAAGCGCAGCTGGAACTGCCACCACCAAAGGACGGGGCCGAGGAAGGCTTCGGTTTTGGCCTCGAATACGTCCTGCTGCAGCGTGCGATGCTTGGCTGCAAGGTGGACGGCGGCCAGCACAAGATCGGCAGCTACACTAATCCAGATGCTGAGGTGATCGCCGCCACCGTCGCAGGCATGCCCGACCGCCTCGGCGGCATCCGCATGGCAATCCAAATGGCCGAGCTGGCGCGAGCTGGCCTGACCCCAGGATGGATGCCAGGTGTCGTCCCACGCTGCGTGCCGTTGGAAATCAAGACCAACCAGCATGGCGAGCGGGCAACGACCATTGTCGTTGGTACCGAACGGGTGAAAACGCGCGGCAAATGGCGAACGGTGGACGTGCTGGCCTGCCCGGTGACTTGGCGGCCGCATCCGGAACAAATCGCATCTGCCCGGCGTGGCTATGAGGACTGGTGGCAAGCGCTAGACTGGGTGCGAGGTGGGTTGATCGCGGGCGGGATGCTGCAGGAGGTTGAAGTGACGGCAGCGATGCCTAGAGGGCAACCTTGGCGCAACGGCGCTAAGACCCCGTGAAAACTGACCAAACGCAACCAAGACCGCCGGGCGGCGCAGGATCAGCGCTTGACGCCAAGGGTGCATCTTGCGACATTCCCAAGCAACATAGACCCCCATCAGCAAGATTGGGACTACCGACAGGCAAAAAAATGGATGATCTTCGGCTTCATGATTTCAGCGATCTTTCGCTTGACGAAGGAATAGCTTTAATCGAAGCCGAGATACTTGATGAATATCTTCAACCGCATGATTTCCCGTGGGTCATAGGCTACTCTGGCGGAAAAGACAGCACTCTAGTTGCACATCTGGTGTTTAAAGCGCTTCTCAAACTGCCGAGGAGCCAGAGAAAACGCCAAATCCACATCGTGTCAAATGACACACTTGTTGAGAGCCCGCTGGTTATCCAGCACATCATTGACAGTATGGACCAAATTGCAGAAGCCGCGCGCGCACTGCGTCTTCCGATTGTGACGCAGATCACAAGGCCAGCGTTGAGCCAAACCTTCTGGGTTAATGTGATCGGCCGTGGCTATCCGTCTCCAAACCGCAATTTCCGCTGGTGCACCGATCGGATGAAAATTCAGCCGACCTCAGCCTATATCAAAGCCCAGATCGAACGCAACGAGACCGTAATCCTCCTGCTGGGTGTCCGACGCAGTGAGAGCGCAACTCGCGCCGCATCTGTAAAGCGATATGATAATGGGGAAAGGCTCAACCGCCACAATGATTTGGCAGGATGCCAAGTTTTCAGGCCGATTGTAGAACTCTCCACAGATGAAGTTTGGGAGTATCTTGCAGCCAACGACGCCCCTTGGGGCGGTGACTACCGGAAGCTGATTAAGCTCTACAGGGATGCAGGTGGTGGAGAATGCCCAGTCGTAACGCAAAAATCTGATGCACCTTCATGCGGAAGCTCATCGTCCCGCTTTGGCTGCTGGACGTGCACAGTTGTTGACAAGGACAGAAGCCTCGAAGGTTTTGTTGACTCTGGGTTTGTAGAGTTTGGGCCGCTTCTTGATTTTCGCGACTGGCTTGTTGAGATCAGGAATGACCCAAAGCGTCGTCAAGCGAGACGCAGGAATGGCACCATAACCATTACTGACACAGGAACCTACGTACCGGGTCCATTCACGATGGAAACCAGGCAGGAAATTCTTGACCGTCTTCTCTCCATACAAATTGACCAGAGGTCCGAACTGATTTCGCGTGAGGAAATTGAAGAAATACGTCGGCTATGGTCTGAAGAGTTAGTGGCACCCACACGGTCTGACGCTGCTTCGGTGAACACGTTGATCAAGAAGGTCAAATAGAGATGGCTAGAAATGTCGTCGTATTGCTCGACAACCCCGAGGGCAGATCCCTAGTCCGCGAAGAGTGTGTCGAGAACGGTATAAGCTTCCCGGAGTTCACAGAGTTGGTGCAGGTTGAAGTTGATCAAACCGGAAAGCAGAAAAAGAAGGGCCTCTGGGACTCTTTCGATGACATACTTGACCGCATAGAAATCGGAGATTGAAGCCGTATGTATCTTAAGAGCATCGTCCTGCGGGACTGGAAGGCTTATACGGTTGGCAATTTTGACTTCCCTGCGCCCGAAGTACATCGCAATATCATCCTGATTGGCGCTCAAAATGGCTTCGGTAAGACTAGTCTTTTCGAAGCAATTGTGTTGGGCCTATTTGGCCAAAGTGGCCTCCCTCTTGTCGCTCGGTCACCATTTTCCAGTGATGACAAGCAGCGTTTAGCGACCTCCTACAGAGCGTTTTTGGAGAAGGCTATACACCGTGGCGCCGTTGACGCAGGCCGAACATCTTGCTCGGTGAAACTATGTTTTGTCGACGACGGCGAAGAAATCGAAATCCAACGCATCTGGTATTTTACTGACAAGGGCGCACTTCGCCCCGGTGATGAAGAAGTACGCATATACGAAGGCACCACTAAGCGCGTTGTTGGCCCCACCGCCGCTGACGATGGAGAGGATCTCGAATGGTACCGGGATTTCATTGCCAGGCGTTTCTTGCCCTACTATCTCGCAGCATTCTTCCTGTTCGATGGCGAGCAAGTAAGCGCTTTTGCAGAACGTGAGATGGCCGCGCAGGTACGATCTGGTATTGAAGGATTGCTTGGTATTCCAGTCCTTAAAGAACTGGCCCAAGACCTTAGGGCGTATGCCAGAGTCCGAAAAGGCGAAGTAAATAATGTCTCCGACCGGACAATTGATCGGATCGAATTAGACCTCGACAATTTAAACTTTCAGCTTGGAAAACGGAAGGAGAGAGTTGCTGAACTTGAACCTGAGCATGCAAGCCTAAAGGAACAGCGCGAAAAGCTCCAACGTGAGTTGGCCAGCTTCGGGGCAGGCTCGCAAGCGCAGTTCCAAGAGCAGTTCGAGCGGCTCAACCGGCTCGGTCGAGAACTCGATGATGGAAAGTCCCGGCTAGAGACACTGCTTGCCCAAGATATCGCGCTCGCGTTGTCGGGGAGGGGGCTACGCGACCAACTGAAGAAGTCGCTTCAGGGTGAAATAATGAGGGACAAATGGCAGGTTGGCCGCCAACAGGGCGACGCCAATCTGACCAAGTACCTCACCAATGTTCGTGCCTCACTTGACGACGTAAGGCCCGATCTAGCTGACGTTCAAAAAGAAGCTGTAGTAGCCATTGCTTCAGAGGCGTGGGACACACTTTGGAATCCGCCCCCGACAAACATTTCTGAAAGCATCGTTCACACGTACCTGAACGAAATGGACAAGCTCAAGGTCGTCGAGCAACTTGATCAGCTCGATGAGCTTGGTGCACCCGCAGTGGTGGAACTCCTGGACAGTATCTCGGCCAATGATGAGGCCTATAACAAACTCCAGCACGAGATCACCCGTACTGAGTCCATTGCTCCGCATGTCGACAAGAAAAAGTCGGATTTGGCTGCCGTCAATGGACGGATTCAAGAGGTGGATCAAGAACTTGGGGCACTGAAGCGCGAAGTTTCCGTCTACGAAGCCGACATTGTGAAGAAGAACACCGAGTTGTCCAAGCTGTCTGGCGCGTGGGATCAGGCGAAACCTTCCCTCCGCAGGGCTTCGCGAGCGCTCAAGGTTGCAACGATGGTTGACTCAATAGTGAACCAAGCCGTCCCAAGCCAGATTTCAGCAGTGGCAAAAGCAATGACGCAGGCGCATCACTCAATGGCGCACAAGAAAGATATGGTTGATCGGATCGATATTGACGATGACTGCCAGGTCCGCCTACTGAACAAGGAAGGTGTAGATCTGAGAAACTATGACCTTTCTGCAGGCGAGAAGCAGATCTTCACACAAGCGTTGATCTCTGCCGTTGCCTCTGTGTCGCAGCGCGCATTTCCAATGGTGATCGATACGCCGCTTGGCCGACTCGACGTAGCGCATCGTAAGGGCGTTCTTAGACATCTCGTCCAACGAGGCCACCAAGTAATTCTTCTTTCAACCAACACAGAAGTGGTCGGTGAATACTTGGAAGAGATCGAACAGAATGTGCAAAAAAAGTTCCTGATCAGCTTTGAACGTGTCGGCGACACAGGAGAATCCTCAGTCCGTGAAGGCTATTTCGCGGGTCAGGAGGCCCGCAAATGACATTTACAGTTGTAGAGGTTGCCGGCGCAAACTTCCGAACGGACGAGGCATCAGACGAACTGAACACTGAGTTCATGAAGCGCCTTGGCATGAGAAAGCGCTACCTTCCAGCACGCCTCGCTTTGTCGCGTTCCCTTGGAGTGCCAACTCCACCTGAACCAGTGGCCGAAGGGGCCGATTGGGGCAAAACGATTAAAGGCGACACTCTCTTCGGAACGGGCGTGACACTAATGTCTTGGATCTCAATAGTAATCCAACATAGCCCAAGCTCTGAACAGGATCTGCGATCGCTCATCAATATCGTGGCAGCACACTGGCGGCGTGGGATTTTGCTATTGGACGCCGACTGGAAGCAAACCGGCGAAGACATTTCTAAGTTCGTTCGTCGCCTTGTTGAACACGCCGAACTTCCTCTGTCCGGTCGCATGTCGCTCGGCGACAAAGCGTCTTTGCGGCCAGGCTTTGCTAGTTCCGGTCTCGTGTCCGTGCCAATAGGAGAGATTTCGACTGACGCAAGTACCGGTGCTGATCTTGAGTGGATTCTAAACGGTTCTGGATGTTCACCTCACAGCGCTATCATGGGGGGCGTTGGCTCAGGTAAAACTCGGACCGCAGTTGCGATTCTCAAGGGCCTTAGGAAGCGTGCACCGTTGCCTATTATTGCGTTTGATTTCAAAGGCGACTTGGCAACGGATGACGCAGGTGGCGGCTATCACCTTGAGAGCCTATTTGACGCGACGGTCATTGAACCTCCCCGAATGCCTATTCCATTGGACGTACTTTCACTTAGAAGTCGTGAAAGCATCGATATTTCCCAAGCGGCATCACGCTTTAGAGAGTCATTCTCTCGATTGAAGGGTGCCAAATTGGGCGACAAGCAGCGGGACGCTGTTTACGAAGCGGCGGAACGCGCACTAACCACGAAGACGCCATGTGAGCTCCGAGATTTTCAGAGTGAATTGACCAATGTCTATGCAGAGCGCGGGATTAAAGAAGACGGGGCGATAGCTGCCGCTCGTGAAGTATGCCGGTTTCCGCTGTTTGTTCCTGAGATGAAACCGGAAGAATTTTTTCAGCGTAGCTGGATCATCAAACTTCCCCCGCATGTAGTGGAAGAAAGCCGGAGTATTGTTGTGAATCTTGTGCTGGACGCTCTTGACCAGTATCTCAATAGCCTTCCGGACACACCTGTAGACGGCGACGGTAGCCGCGGGATGCGGATTATTGCAATGGTCGATGAGGCACACCGCGTGCTTGGAACCAAACTGCCTTCGCTGTCCAATTTGGTTCGGATGAGCAGATCTAAAGGTGGCGCAGTGATGCTGATCTCACAGTCGCCTGATGACTTCACGGGTGAGGATGATGATTTCCTCAGCGAGATGGGCTTGGTCGCCGCATTCTCAACCAATGCGCCATCAAGGAACGCCACTCGTATCCTAGGGAAGGCCGCCAACCTGGCAACGCTCTCTACTGGGCAGGCCTATGTAAAGCGGCGCGGTGATCCGTCTGCTAGGAAAATCCAGTCATGGAAGGCCCAATAGCTTCTCAGCTTGCCTTCCTGATCAAAAATGAGTGCCCTGCATCGGTGTTCTTGATCTCAAGAAGCGTGTGGCCGAACTGCGCGCACATGTGCGGCAAATCAATAAGCGCGACTGGATCCGTTGTGAGTACGAGAAGCGTCTCACCGACTTTTAGCGATTTAAGGTTTTTCTTTGCTCTCAAGACGGGAAGCGGGCAAAGCATCCCTTGTACATCCAGAGTTGCGCTTGGGGCTGCTTCTTCGTTCATTAACTGTTCGACCTTCGGTTGCTAGTCTGGCGTTTGACAGTTCGGCAAACTGCTTCGGACACTTAGGCGCATCACTGCTGCTATCATCACATCGGACTCTTTTTGCAACCCTACTGCGATATCCTACCCCACGGCATGGTTCCTCCCCGGCCCCAAACGTATGCGGGGGGGCGCAGCGCGGCGGTTCGCTAGCGTGAGGCGTTTTCACCGGGGAAGCCAGGCGGAAGCCACCTTGCGACCCGGAGCCGAAATTCGTGAGTCAGATCAGCGGCTTGCGGAATCACGATCTGGCCGGGGTGGATTCCCAGTGGGAAGCCAAGGAAGCCACCTTCGGGGAAGCCAGGTGGCCGGAAGCCACCCCTGGAAGCCAATTCGTCAGAAGCTGTTGAATCCGCTTTACTTTTTGGGTTGACAGACCTGCCCCCATTGACCTACCCCTCGATCATCGAAGAATTGCGCCCGGAGGAAACCCCTCGCGGGCGCTTTTCATTTTCCTCCCCCACATCCCGAGCCCCATCCCATGGACCTCGTCTTCGCGCCGCGCCAGGTTGAGTCTTGGCCGATTGCCCGGCTGCGCCCTTATGCCCGCAATGCCAAGATGCACGGCGAAGACCAGGTGGCGAAGATCGCCGCCAGCATGGCCAAGTTCGGCTGGACCGTGCCCTGCATGGTTGCCGACGACGGCGAACTGATCGCGGGCCATGGCCGGGTCATGGCCGCGACCATGCTCGGGTTGACCGAGGTGCCGGTGATCCGCCTCAGCCATCTCGACGAGGCCGAACGCCGCGCCTACCGCATCGCCGACAACAAGCTGACGGAACTCGGCGAATGGGACGAAGCCCTGCTGCGCGAAGAGATCGCAGGGCTCTTGGCCGAGGACTTCGACCTGACGCTCTTGGGCATCAGCGACGATGACCTCGACGCGCTTTTGCGGGATCCCGTGGCGCTGGGCGGGGAATGTCCGGTCGAGGGCGAGGACGATGTTCCCGAGCTTCCGGTCACGCCGGTTTCGGTGCCGGGCGACCTCTGGCAGCTGGGCGCGCACCGGCTGATCTGTGGCGACAGCACGTCAGCCGACGTGGTCGGGCGGCTGTTGGGCGATGTCCGCCCCCTGCTGATGGTCACCGACCCGCCCTATGGCGTGGAGTACGATCCGTCCTGGCGCAACCAGGCGGGCGCGGCCAAGACCAAACGCACCGGCAAGGTGCTGAACGACGACCGGGCCGACTGGCGCGAAGCATGGGCGCTGTTCCCCGGTGACGTCGCCTACGTCTGGCACGGCGCATTGCATTCCGGGACTGTGGCCGACAGCCTGGCAGCCGCGGGCTTCGCCATCCGGTCACAGATCATCTGGGCAAAGGACAGACTGGTCCTCAGCCGCGGCGATTACCACTGGCAGCACGAACCCTGCTGGTATGCGGTGCGCGCCAAGGGAAAGGGTCACTGGGCAGGCGACCGCAAGCAGACGACGCTGTGGCAGATTGCCAACCGGGATCAGGACGCTGAAACGGTGCACGGCACGCAGAAGCCGGTGGAGTGCATGCGGCGGCCGATCCTGAACAACTCTAGCCCGGGACAGGCAATCTACGAGCCGTTCATGGGATCTGGCACCACGCTGATCGCAGCCGAAACCACGGGCCGGGTCTGCTTCGGGGTCGAGTTGAACCCGGCCTATGTCGATGTCGCCATCGAGCGCTGGCAGTCCTTCACCGGTCAAGAAGCGATGCTGGTGGAAACCGGCGAAACTTTCGCGGCCCTGAAGGCCAAGCGGCTTGCGGCATGAGCGCGCCCTTCCTGCCTGGCCGGATCGAGCACTGGCCGCTGGCCCGCCTCCGACCATATGTGCGAAACGCCAAGACCCACGACGCCGACCAGGTGGCGAAGATCGCGGCCAGCATGGCGGAGTTCGGCTGGACCGTCCCGTGCCTCGTCGCCGCGGATGGCGAGTTGATCGCAGGCCATGGGCGCATCCTGGCCGCAGCCCAGCTCGGGCTGGCAAAGGCGCCGGTGATCGTGCTGGGCCATCTGACCGAGGCACAGCGGCGGGCCTACCGGATCGCGGACAACAAGCTGACCGAACTGGGCGGGTGGGACGAGGCGCTTCTGCTCGAGGAGTTGCGCGGGCTGATGGCCGAGGATTTCGACCTCCGGCTGATTGGGATCCCGGAGGAAGAGCTCGACGCTCTGCTGCACGATGCCGACGACCGCGCGCCCATCGACGATGACGCTGCCGACACCATCCCCGAGGCCCCGTCCGAGCCGATCACCCGGCCCGGTGACATCTGGGCGCTAGGCGATCACCGGCTGATCTGCGGCGATGCCACCGACCCGGCCGCGGTGGCGCGGCTGATGGACGGGGCGCAGGCCTCGCTGATATTCACCTCCCCACCCTATGCCCAGCAGCGCGACTATGGCGCGGCGAAGGAAAAGGTCGGCGATTGGGATGCGCTGATGCAGGGCGTCTTCGCCGCGGCGCCGGTCACCGCCGATGCCCAGCTGCTGGTGAACCTCGGCCTCGTCCATCGCGACGGCGAATGGATCCCGTATTGGGAGGGCTGGGTCGACTGGATGCGCGCGCAAGGCTGGCGACGGTTCGGCTGGTATGTCTGGGACCAGGGGCCGGGCCTGCCGGGCGACTGGAATGGGCGGCTGGCGCCGTCGCACGAGTTTATTTTCCACTTCAACCGCCAGCCGCGGAAGCCGAACAAGACGGTCGAGAGCAAGCACGCAGGCAAAATCCTCGGCGGCGGCGGCCTGCGCGGGGCCGACGGCACGGTCCATCGCAAGACCGGCTACGGCAACGCGATCCAGAGCCATCGCATCCCGGATTCTGTGTTCCGGATCATGCGCCACAAGGGCGGGCTGGGCGCGGCCGGATCGCACCCGGCCGTGTTCCCGGTGGCGCTGGTCGAGGCGGTGCTGGAGGCCTTCACCGATCCCGGCGACCTGGTGTTCGAGCCTTTTTGCGGATCGGGAACCCAACTGATCGCGGCCGAACGATCCGGGCGGCGCTGCTACGCGGTCGAACTGGATCCACTCTATTGCGACGTCGCCGTACGGCGGTGGGAGAGCGCCACAGATCTTAAGGCGGTGCTGACTAGCATCGGAGGCGCAGAAAGCTCAAAGTAAGCTCTCGAAACTAATCATAGATGGCCCAAAATGATCGACGCCCTGCGCGAATATTCAAACGTCGAAATGAATCTGGCTAGCCTCGTCGGCAAACTTGCCGCGCCAGATATCAAGAATGGCGACGACATGGCACTGGCGCTGCTACGGGCATACCCGATTGCCGCACAGCAGATGAAGGACGCAGGATATGACCCAACTGAGGTAGATGCTGCAGTTGAACGTCAGGCGGGTTCGTACACTACGTTTCCCGATGGCGAGACAACGGCCATGTCAGGTGAGCTTGAAGCACATCTATTGAACAGTTTCGTCGAGGCGCTTTCATTCGAGGGTGAGGGAGCAGTACGTCTTGATGAGAAAGAAGTCCAAGAAGAGACCGGTTTCAGGATGTTCATCTATCCTAACGAGTCCAAGCACACTGGCTTCCCGCATGTGACCGTCCAGCTTCAAGATGGCAAGATCAACATCTCTTTAGAAGTTGAACCGCGTGTCGTGGCGGGGAAACGCAAACTCAGGGGTGAAGCTGCCGCCCTGAAGGCTGTAAAGTCACATCGTGAAGCCATTCGTAAGGAATGGTTCGCGATGCGGCCAGATGACCAGAAGCTTAAGGGTCAGCGATGATTTCTGAAATTCTTCGCTCGCCCAACATCCGGTGCCAGTTTTAACCTCAGTCGCGATTCAGCCTGTAAACCGTCCCCCTGCCCTCCACCTTTTCGGCAGTGATGGGCAAACCCATCTTCTTCTTCAGCGCTCCTGAGATCGAGCCGCGGACGGTATGTGCCAGCCACCCGGTGGCCTCAACCATCTCGGCGACCGTCGCCCCCTCGGGCCGCTGGAGCATGGCGATGATCTGCGCCTGCTTGGTGCCAGCGCGGATGGCGACGGGTTTCGCGGTGTCGGTGTCGTCAGGCGTTTGCGCCGGTTCCGGCTTCGGCTTCGCATTCCGCGCACTGGTGACGGCGCTGGCCACCACCGGCTCGATCCCGATGGCCTCCAGCCCGGCCTCAGTGGCGATCAGCGTGGTGCCGTGGCCGTCGCCGGTCTCGCGCCACATCGGCTCGCTGCGGCGCAGGTTGGCCTCGACCTCTTCAAGCCAGCCGCGGGCAATCATCTTGCCGACGACCATCTTGGCAGCGGCGCCCACCAGCCCCTCGGGCAGCGGCAGGGCGAGATTGCCGGGCCGGGTCGCGGCGCGGGACAGGATAAGGGACTGGGTGTCGGACGGGGTGGTCATCGGGGCCTCCGTGGCGCTGTGGCGCGCGGTGTGCGCGCCTTCTACGAAGGCAAGCCCCGTCGTCGGACGGGGCGGCCATCGCGCCGAGTGCGCGCGTCAGACGGCGTGTTCGCCTTCCTTGAAGGCGCTGTCGGTGATCTGGCGCAGCAGGCCCGCGTAGTGCTTCAGCGTCCCGACATCGCCCCAATGGATCTCGTCGGGGTGGATCTCAAAGTGGTCGTCGCTCAGGGCCTTCAGGCGCTCCAGCATGGTGTCGATCTCGGCCCTGGCGGCGATGAAGGCGTCGAGGGCTTTCTCGTTCGGGGCGGCGCGGCGGGTGGTCATGGCGGGGCGTCCTTCGCTGAGTTGCATCGTTTCCTCGCGATCAGACTCGCTCTGTCGCGCCCTCCAATCAACTGAATACCAAGCGATATCATAAGCTTGATCGGGATTTTTGCGCCATGAAAGGCATGAGCGAACGCGAGTACGCGGCCTATTCCGGCCTGTCTCGCGGCGGGGTGCAGAAGGCGCGGAAGAACGGGCGGCTGGTGGTCCACGACGACGGGTCGATCAACGCCGGAGCCTCGGACGTTCGGCGGGCGGAAACGACGGACCCGGACCAGCAGCGCCGCAGCTTAGGCGGGGATGGGCTGGCCAGCGGCCCCGGCGACACGACATCCTACATCAAGGCCCGCACGGCGCTGACGGTCTATGCGGCGCAGGAACGTCAGCTGGCGGTCCAGAAGAAGAAGGGCACACTGGTCGACCGCGCTAGGGCGGAAACGCTGGTGTTTCGTCTTGCGCGGCAGGAACGGGATGTCTGGGTCACCTGGCCCGGACGGGTGGCCGCGCTGATGGCGGCGCAGATCATGGCGGAGGTGGAACGGCAATCCGGGGCATCGGTGACGATCGAGACCGCGATCATGCAGAGGGTGCTGGAAGCCCATGTCCGCGAACAGCTCGACGCCCTCGCCGACCTCCGGGTCTCGCTTGCATGATGAGGACGATGACAACGACCTGACCGCGGGTCTCGACCTCGGCTTCGACGGGGCCGAGGACCTGCTCCGGGTCTGGCGACAGGGGCTGCGCCCCGACCCGGACCTGACGGTTTCGGAATGGGCGGATCAACATCGCTGGCTGTCGTCGCGCGGCGCGGCCGAGCCAGGGCGGTATCGCACCGCCCGCGCGCCTTATCTGCGCGAGATCATGGATGCGCTCTCGCCCGGCCATCCCGCCCAGCGCATCACCTTCATGAAGGCCGCGCAGGTCGGGGCCACGGAAGCGGGCAACAACTGGATCGGCTTCGTCATCCACCATGCGCCGGGGCCAATGCTGGCGGTGCTGCCGAGCCTCGAACTGGCGAAGCGGACGTCACGAGGCCGTCTAGATCCCCTCATCGCGGACAGCCCGGCGCTGCGCGAGCGGGTGAACCCGGCCCGATCCCGCGATGCGGGCAATTCGATGCTGTCGAAGGAATTCCCCGGCGGCATCCTGGTCCTGACCGGGGCCAATTCGGCCACCGGCCTGCGGTCGATGCCCGCGCGCTATGTGTTCCTGGACGAGGTCGACGCCTATCCAGCCTCAGCCGACGAGGAAGGCGACCCGGTCACGCTGGCCGAGGCGCGGACCACCACCTTCTCGCATCGGCGCAAGGTGTTCATGGTCTCGACCCCGACGATCCGGGGGTTGTCGCGCATCGAGCGGGAATTCGAAGCCTCCGACCAGCGGCGCTACTTTGTGCCCTGCCCGCATTGCGGGGCGATGCAATGGCTGCAGTTCGAGCGGCTGCGCTGGGCGAAGGGGAAGCCGGAAACCGCCGCCTATCATTGCGAAGGCTGCGAACGCCCCATCGCCGAGCACCACAAGACCGAGATTCTGGCCCGCGGCGAATGGCGGGCGACGGCGGTTGCGACCGATCCAAAGGCCATCGGCTTCCACCTCTCGGCGCTCTATTCGCCGCTCGGGTGGAAAAGCTGGTCCGACGTCGCGCGGGAATGGCTGGCGGCCCAGGGGTCGGACGAGACGCTGCGCGCCGCGCGCAACACGCTTCTGGGCGAGACATGGGTCGAGAGCGGCGACGCACCGGAATGGCAGCGGCTGGCGGATCGGCGTGAATCCTGGAAACCAGGCACGGTGCCCATGGCGGGGTTGTTCCTGACCGCCGGGGCGGACGTCCAGAGGGACCGCATCGAGGTCGATATCTGGGCCTGGGGTCGGGGTCTGGAAAGTTGGCTGGTTGATCACATCGTCATTCCGGGCGGGCCTGACGCCCCAGAAGCCTGGGACAAGCTGACGGCCCTCCTCGGCAGGTCGTGGCAGCATGCCAATGGCGCCTTCATGACTGTGGCGCGGCTGGGCATCGACACCGGATACGAAGCCGCGGCGGTCTATGCCTGGTCGCGCAAGGTCGGGTTCGAACAGGTGGCGCCGCTGAAGGGCCTCGAAGGGTTCAACCGGTCGGCACCCGTGTCTGGGCCAACTTTCGTCGACGCCACCATCGGCGGGAAGCGTCTGCGCCGCGGCGCGCGGCTCTGGTCGGTGGCGACCGCGACGTTCAAGGCGGAGACCTACCGCTTCCTGCGGATCGAACGGCCCTCGGACGAGGAACGTGCGCTGGGCGTGCTGGACGCCCCCGGCAAGATCCACCTTCCCGGCTGGGCCGACACCGAATGGCTGAAGCAGCTGGTGGCCGAACAGCTGGTCACCATCCGCAACAAGCGCGGCTATGCCCATCAGGAATGGCAGAAGATGCGCGAGCGGAACGAGGCGCTGGACTGCCGGGTCTACGCCCGCGCCGCCGCCTGGATCCTCGGTGCTGACCGCTGGGACGAAGCTACCTGGCGGCGGCTTGAGGCGCAGGCGGGCGTCGAAACCCGCCTGCCAGTGGCCGTCGCTACCGACACTGCAACACCCGACCCGGCCCAGCCCAAGGCTGGAACCCTGACCACGCCGCGCCGGAAACGGCGGGCCTACACCCCGAACTTCATGAGGGACTGATGGACCTGGAACGCATGCAGGCCCTGCTGACCGCGCTGCAGGAAGCCCGCTTCGCCGGGCTGCGCAGCGTCAGCTATGACGGCAAGACCGTGACTTATGGCTCGGACGCCGAACTGGCCGCCGCGATCCGGGATCTGGAAGGCCGGATTGCTACCGCCTCGGCCACCCCGCGTCGCCGCCGCTGGGGCACCGTGGCCACGAAGGGTCTGTGACCGATGGTCCTTGACGCCTTCCGCGCTCGCCTCGGGTCCATCATCGGTGGGTTTGACGCGGCGCAGTCCCATCGGCGCATGCGCGGGTTCCGCGCCACGCGGGCCCACGTGAACACGCTGATTGCGGCCTCGGGCGAGACGATCACCGCCCGCGCGCGCTGGCTGGTTCGGAACAACGGCTACGCCGCGAACGCCGTCGATGCCTTCGCGAACCATGTCGTCGGCGACGGAATCAAGCCGTCCTCGAAGATCGCGGAAGCGGCACGGAAGGAGGAGTTGCAGAAGCTCTGGCTTGCCTGGACGGACGAGGCTGATGCCGAGGGGCTAACGGACTTCTTCGGGCTGCAGCGGCGGGCGGCACGCGAAGTCTTCCTTGCGGGCGAGGTGTTGCTGCGCATCCGAACGCGAAGGATGGAAGACGGGCTGACCGTGCCGATGCAGCTGCAGATGCTGCCGTCAGAAATGCTGCCCCAGGACATGACCCGCGTCCTGCCCGGTGCGGGATCGATCCGGCAGGGCATCGAATTCGACGAGATCGGGCGGCGCGTCGCCTACCATTTCCTGCGCCGCCATCCGGGGGACATGACCGATCCGGGGCTGGCGGGCGAGACGGTGCGCGTACCCGCGTCCGAGGTGATCCATATCCTCGACCCTGTCGAGGCGGGCCAGTTGCGCGGCGTGTCGCGCTTTGCCGCAGCGGTGGTGAAACTCTTCACCCTCGACCTCTACGACGACGCGGAGCTGGAGCGGAAGAAGACCGCGGCGATGTTTGCGATGTTCATCACCTCGCCCGCGCCAGAAACCGCCCTCGACCCGGCCGAGGACGATCTGGAGGTGGAACCCGGCCAAGTCGTGCGGCTGGACCCGGGCGAGGATGTCACTACGCCTTCGACGCCGGATTCCGGGTCCACCTACGAACCCTTCCAGTATCGCACGCTGTTGCAGATCGGCGCGGCGCTGGGCGTACCCTATGGGTATCTGACCGGTGACACCGCCAAGGGAAACTTCTCGAACACGCGGATTGCCTTGGTCGACTTCCGCCGCCGCATCTCGGCCTTCCAGCATTCGGTGATGGTCTACCAACTCTGCCGCGCCGTCTGGACGCGGTGGATGGACATGGCCGTGCTGGCGGGCGCCATCGACCTGCCGGGTTACGCCAGCGACCGGCGAGCCTGGCTCGCCTGCGACTGGCTTCCGACGAAATGGGACTGGATCGACCCGGCCAAGGATGCCGCGGCGGAAATCCTGCAGATCGAAGCAGGCCTGAAATCCCGCACGCAAGCCATCGCCGAACGCGGCTACGACGCTGAACAGGTCGACCGGGAAATCGCGGCCGAACGCAAGCGCGAGGCGGAACTGGGTCTCGACTTCCGGCGGCCCGGATCGCCCGCACAGGCGGCGGGTGGCGGCGCTGCGCCGGGTGATGCCGAGGGCCAGCGGCAGGAACAGCAGGACAGCGACGATCAGGATGACGACGGCGAGAACCGGGCACCCCGGCCCGCGGAGGAAGGATGATGCACCACACCCAGATCGCCCAGCGCGTCTTCAACACGCCCCTGATGGTCGATCCCGCCAAGGCGCTGGCCTTCCTGACCGGTCTTGGCCCCCGGATCACCGGCAGGGAAATCAGCGTCGAGGGGCTGGAGATCATGGCCGATGATCAGCATGCAGCCACCCTGCCCGCTCGGGGCTCGCTGTTCGGCGACGACCTGACCAACCGCCAGACGCGAAACGGCGGCCAACCTTTTGCCGTCGTGGACGGGATCGCGGTCATCGAGATCGCGGGCACGCTGGTGCATCGCGGGGCCTGGATCGGGCAATCCTCCGGCCTGACCTCCTACGAGGGGATCGCCGCCCAGCTGCAGGCGGCGCTGGCCGATCCTGCCATCCGCGGCATTGCGCTCGATATCGACAGCTTCGGTGGCGAGGTCGCGGGGGCCTTTGACCTCGCGGATCGTATCCGGGCCGCTCGGACGCAGAAGCCAGTCCGTGCCTTCGTCGCGGATCACGCGCTGTCCGCAGCCTATGCGCTGGCCTCCCAGGCCGACCGGATCATCCTGCCCCGCACCGGCGCTGTCGGCAGCATCGGTGTCGTCGCCATGCACAGCGACATGAGCGGGGCGCTCGACCAGAAGGGGATCGCCGTCACGTTGATCCATGCGGGCGCGCGCAAGGTCGATGCGAACCCTTACCAGCCCCTGCCCGAGGCCGTCCGCGCCCGGATCGCGGGCGAGTTGGAAGATCTGCGCCAGCTCTTCGCCGAAACTGTCGCCGAAGGGCGCGGCCGTCGCCTCGACACCCTGCAAGCGCTGGGCACCGAGGCCGCCGTCTTCCGCGGCGAGGCGGCCGTCTTTGCCGGTCTGGCCGACGAGGTGGCCGATCCTGTCACCGCTTTTCGTACCTTCGCCGCCGCTCCCCGCGGCACAACCACCCCCAAAGGAAAGGGCCCGATGATGACCACCGCCCCCGAAGATCATGAGCAGCCTGCGACCGCGCCTGCTGCCAGCACCCCGCCGGAACCGGCCCCGCCCACGGCATTCGCACCATCGCAGACGGCGGCGGCCGCGATGTCGCCCGAAGCGATCCGGGCCGAGGCGGCCGAGGTCGCGCAAGTTTGCGCACAGGCCGCGCGTCTCGGCATTCAGATTGACGCCGCGGACGCGGTCGCCAAGGGCGTGAAGCCGGAAGCGCTGCGCGCCAAGGTGCTGGCCGATCTTGCGGCCCGCAGCGATGCCGCGGGCATCATCGCCACCGCCCCTGCGGCGGGCGCGAAGGAAAGCCCCATCGTCGCAGCCGCGAAGAAATCGGCTGCCGCCTCGCGCTGACGCGCACCGCCCGGATCGGGCGACCCACCCCCACCAAAATCCTGGAGACTGAACCATGCCCGTCCTGACGGAAGCGCCCAGCATGGGCGACGTCCTCAAATATGAGGTCAACCCGAACTACACCCGCGAAGTGGTGACGCTGCTCGCGGGCATGCCCTATCCCGTCGGCGCCGTCCTCGGCCGCATCACCGCCAGCGGCAAATTCAAGCTGGCAACCAGCGGCGGCACCGATGGCGCGCAGACTGCCTCGGCTGTTCTCCTCTATGCTGTGGACGCAACCCTCGCGGACGCCACCGGCATCGTCTTAGCCCGTGGCCCCGCAATCGTCTCGCGCGCAGCTCTCGCCTACGACGCCACCGTCGATGACGGGGCCAAGATCACCACCAAGATCGGCCAACTGGCCGCCGCAGGCATCATCGCCCGCGACGGCGTCTGATCCCCCTCATTCCCCCGGAGCATCCCCATGACCCTCGTCCGCAATCCCTTCGACGCTGGCGGCTATTCGCTGGCCGAGATGACGCAGGCCATCAACATCCTGCCCAACCTCTACACCCGCCTCGCCCAGATCGGTCTCTTCCGCTTCGAAGGGGTCAGCCAGCGCTCGATCATCATCGAGCAGTACGAAGGCGTTCTGAGCCTGCTGCCCTCCGTCCCCTTGGGTGGCCCCGCCACCGTCGGCACCCGCGAGGGCCGGTCCATGCGCAGCTTTGCCTTGCCGTGGATCCCGCATGACGACGTGGTCCTGCCCGCCGACATCCAAGGCCAGCCCGCGCTGGGCGGCGCGTTCGATGCGGCCGATCCCCTCGTCGAGGTGATGAACCGCAAGCTGCTGCTCATGCGGCGCAAACATGCCCAGACGCGGGAATACATGGAGATGAACGCGCTGCGCGGCATCGTGAAGGACGGGGCCGGGACCACCCTCTACAACTACTTCACCGAATTCGGCCTGGCGCAGATTTCAGTGGACTTCGTGCTGGGCACCGCAGGCACGAACGTGCAGGGCAAGGTCCGCGAGGTGCTGCGCGCCATCGAGGACAACCTCTTGGGCGAAGCCATGACCTCCGTCCATGCGCTGGTCAGCCGCGAGTTCTTCGACAAGCTGATCGCCCATCCGAAGACGGAAGAGGCCTACAAGTTCTACGCCTCGACCGGCGCCCAGCCGCTGCGCGAGGATGTGCGCCGCAACTTCCCCTTCGGCGGGATCCTGTTCGAGGAGTATTCGGGCACCGTCACCCTCTCGACCAAGACCACAGAACGGCTGGTCCCGGCGAACGAAGGGATCGCTTTCCCGCTCGGGACGATGGACACCTTCACCACCTATGGTGGCCCCGCGAACCTTCTGGAAACCGCCAACACCATTGGCCTGCCGCTCTACGCCCGCCAGCATCTCGACGAAAAGGGCCGCTGGATCGACGTGATGACAGAGGCCTCGATCCTGCCGGTGAACAAGCGGCCGAGGCTGGCGATCCGCCTGCACACGTCGAACTGACGGACGCACCCCGTGTCCGTCTTTTCCGCCGCCATGGACCGCATCTTCACCCATGCCTCCATGGCGGCACCCGCCCTCTGGATCTCGGCCACCACCTCCGAGGAACGCCCGATCCGCATCATCCGCCGCGCCCCGGATCGGGTCACCGACTTCGGTGCGGGCAGGTTCGTCAGCGACACGACGGTGGTGGATGTGCGCGTGGCAGACCTGCCCGCCCCGCGCCCGGGCGACGTGATCGTCATCGGTGCGGACAGCCATGTCATCCAGGGGGAACCGCTGCGCGACCGCGAACGGCTGATCTGGACGCTGGACCTGAAGCCAGCATGAAACTGAAACTCACCATCGACCCCGACCTTGCCGCCCTGATGCAGGCGGAAATCGCCGCGGGCGAGAAGGCGGTCACCACCGCGATGCGCGAGGCGGGCACGGGCCTGAAATCCGCTTGGCGCGGCCAGATCACCGGCGCGAGGATGGGCACCAGGCTTGGCAACTCGATCCGGCTCGCCACCTATCCCAACGGCAGCGAAAGCCTGAATGCTGCGGCGCTGGTCTGGTCAAATGCCCCAGTGATCGTCGGCGCGCATGACGCCGGGCCGCTGATCCGGTCGCGCAACGGCTTCTGGCTGGCCATCCCAACCCAGGCGGCGGGGAAAAGCACGAAAGGCGGCCGTATCACCCCCAGCGAATGGGAACGCCGAACGGGCCTGCGACTGCGCTTCATCTATCGCCGCCGGGGGCCCAGCCTACTGGTGGCAGAGGGGCGGTTGAACAGCATGGGACGGGCGGTGGCATCTCGCGCGAAGACCGGCCGCGGGCTGACCACCGTGCCAATCTTCCTGCTGGTTCCGCAAATCAAGCTGCGGAAGCGGCTCGATCTGGCTCGGGATGCGGAACGGGCCATCGACGGCGTGCCGGTGCGGATCGTGGCGGGGTGGGTGGATTGAATGCTTTGAAGGTCCACAGCGAACCTTTAGCGTGACCTCGATGTGCAAATCACTTGCTTCACGAGTATGACCCAGCAACACTCACTCAAACAACGTGCACGGTAGAAACGTCAGCCCACCTGACAAACATGGGAATTCGCTATTGAGGAGGTGAGATGCCAATACGAATACTCAACGAAACCTTATACGCAAGTGACGGAACAAAGCTGAAGACGCTGTCATGCCCAAAGCAGGTCAAGGGATCCAAGCTACAGAAGAGAAATGATGATCATTTCCTCTGCGGGCATTGCGAAAGATCGATAGTCAACACTGACATTCTGGAAGAGGACGAACTTATCGCCATCCTACGAGAGAATCCCGATACATGCGTGTATATAAACCGAATGAACCCGCTATTTTCGGGAGTTCAAGATGTTTAATGCATTTTCGTGCGAAACAGACCGCCTCAAGAACAAGAACGAACTACGAGAAATAGTTACTGTTTTTGATATCGGCCAGCTGAATAGCGCACATCGTGCTGGCGCGATATGCAAATTAAGAAAATTGATGAAAAATCCAGAGCTACAAACTTTTGCGCTCCTTTTGCGAAATCGGAAGGATGGCGAATACATAGTAACGCCAAGCCGCGAAGTTTTTCAGCAGTATGGTCGCGGAAAGAAATCATACACTGAGGAAGACTGGGAACTCATTCAAGATGTTGAAGGGTACGCGCGCTCAGTTCGCCGCGATAGTGATTGGGCTGCTTATATTATCCCGTCCGATGCAGCGATTGGAGAGAGATTTTTCATTCGTGACTTGATTGAAGACCTGGTTGCCAGCAAGTTCTGGTACACTGTCTCTGCTGCTGAGAGCGCAGAAGCCGTCTGGGATGGAGTTGATTTGGTGATCGACCATGATTCTTATCGTTATGAATTGGTTGGGTGAGCAAGCGTCAAAGGCCAGTGCTGGGTGGCTCTATTTCTGGCATGCCGGACTTGTTGGTATTGTACAAGGTTCTGTGCGAGCCGCACTAATCGTGACAAAGCCTCTTGATTGCTGCCAGGCACGCATCAACACGAAGCTAGCGTCGAGTCACAAAGTTTACATTTTAAAAGGCCGCAATAAGTTTCTTCGACGATACAAAATTTTCTCTCGCACCGCAAACTACGACACGGGCTGAAAATGAAATCACCTATTGAACAACTTCGCGACAAGGCGATACGGAAGCTTCCTGTGCCGAGCCCTTTGGCCAGTTCGCTACGATATTCGCTCACCCGCCCCCAATGCGAAAGCTTGATGGATCTTTTTCCGTATCTGCATGGTTCATCTCATGGCTATGGCCAACAGGGCCCAATAAGGCGTCGACTTCAAGATAAAGGATTAGCAAAGCCAAAAGATGACGGGTGGGTCCCAACGAAGCTTGGTTATGAAGTGATTTCAGTTCTTATCAAAGAGCGCGAGCAAGAAATAGCCATCGACGCCGAAATCAAAAGCATACTTTCACTTACTCAACGGGTGGTGACGCATCGCGATTGGGACCAGCTTATGCGTACCGTGAATGCCTCTGGAAAAAAGGGCAGCGCAATAGCGCTAATCCGAAAGCTATTACCAGGAATTGAGTACCTGAAAGATGATGATCACCCTCTTGGCGGGAGATTTAAACTGCCCTTGGATGTCAAAGCATCAGAGTTCCATAGTTTTCTTGTCGGAAAGTCGCTGTCTGGCGCTAGGCTGGGTTATGCAGACTGATCGCCGGAACTAGAGTGTTTTCCTGTTGAGTTTGCCCAAGCGACATATTCGAGAACTATCAAGTTCAAAACCGCAGCTCATGCCCACCACCCGCGAACGCGTCCTCGACGCGCTGCACGCGCGGTTGCAGCCGCTTGCCGCCCTAACCCTGCGTGACGAGGTGCTGCCCGAGAGGATCCCCGCAGCCGGGCTGATCATCCTGCGCGACGGCCAGCCGGGCGAGCCGGAAGTGACGCTGTCGCCGCTGCGCTATCACTACCAGCACCGGGCCGAGTTGGAGGTCGTCGTCCAGGCGGGCACGGACCGGGCCAGCGCCTTTGACGACCTGATAGCAGCCATCGGCACAACGCTGGATGCTGACCGGACACTGGGCGGCCTCTGCGACTGGGTTGAACCCGAAGCCACGTCATCCATCGATCTGCCCGTCGAGGGCGCAGCAGCGCTGAAGGCGGCGCTGATCACCGTCGTCTTGCACTACACCACCACCGGCCCCCTGGCCTGACACCCGCAAATCAAGGAGACCCCCATGGCACGTGCGCAAGGCGCGCGGGCGCAGATGGCGCTTGCGTTCGAGACCAACTATGGCACCCCGCCCGCGGGCGGCTTCACAAAGATGCCGTTCGCCAGCACCACATTGGGGTCGGAACAGCCGCTCCTGAACAGCGAACTGCTGGGCTATGGCCGTGACCCGCTGGCGCCGATCAAGGATGCGGTGACGGCGGATGGCAATGTCGTCGTCCCCATCGACGCATCCGCCTTCGGCTTCTGGCTGAAGGCCGCCTTTGGGGCACCTGTGACCACCGGCGCCGCACCGGGCCCCTTCACGCACGAGTTCCGCTCCGGGGCCTGGTCGCTTCCGTCGATGTCCATCGAGACCGGCATGCCGGAGGTGCCCCGTTACGCGATGTACTCAGGCTGCGTCCTCGACAGTCTCAACTGGCAGATGCAGCGATCCGGCCTGCTCACCGCGACCGCAAGCCTCATGGCGCAAGGGGAAGCCATCGCCAGCACCTCCGCCGCAGGCACGCTGGCTGACCTCGACCTCCAGCGCTTCGGGCATTTCAACGGGGCGATCACGCGGAACGGCCAGCCGCTGGGCAACATCATCTCGGCCGAGATCGCCTATGCCAACAACCTCGACCGGGTGGAGACGATCCGCTCGGATGGCCGGATCGACGGGGCGGACCCCTCCATTGCCGCGCTGACCGGCAAGATCGAGGTCCGCTTCGCTGATCAGGTTCTGGTGAACCAGGCCATCGCGGGCGATCCCTGCGCGCTGACCTTCGCCTACAGCCTGCCCTCGGGGGAGAGTTTCAGCTTCACGGCGCATGCTGTCTATCTGCCGCGCCCCCGCATTGAGATCCCGGGGCCGCAAGGCATTCAGGCCACCTTCGACTGGCAGGCCGCGCGCGATGCCACGCTGGGCCGGATGTGCACCGCCACGCTCGTCAACGACATCGAGGAATACTGATCATGCTGCGCCTGAACCTTTCCCGCGAGGCTTGCTGGCTCGACCTTGCGCTGAGCGTGCGCGTCAAGGTCGAGCCGCTCACCACGGCCATCATGGTCGCCGCCCGCACCGATCCGGCCGTGCGCACCATCGCCCCCGGAACGCCCGATGACAGCATCGCGGTGACCTTTGCCAAGGCCATCGCCGCTCGCGCCATCGTCGATTGGGAGGGTGTCGGCGATGCGGGTGGGGTTCCCATCCCGGTCAGCCCCGAGGCCATCGACGCGCTTCTCGATCTCTGGCCGATCTTCGAGAAGTTCCAGACCGCCTATGTCGCAAAGGGTCTGGAGCTCGAGGCGGAAAAAAACGTCTCAACGCCCTCGCCGACTGGGTCTTCGGTGGGGGCGAAGGGTACTGCCAAGCCTGTGAAGGGCGCTGCCCGGACTGCCCGCAAATCTTGAACGCCCCCCCTGAGCCATGAGGGCTGGCAGGTCTGGGATCTGGCGCAGCGCATGGGCGGCCAGATCCGCGCCATCCCTGGCGCTGTCCTCGGGTGGGACATGACGGCGGCACTGGCCATGGCATCCGCGATGGGCATTTCCCCGCGCGCCGTCGTCGAACTGCTGCCGCTGATCGAAGCCGTGATGGTGCGCAAGTTGAACGAATAGAGAGAAGGTCGCCGCGATGGCTGAGAAACGGGTCTCTGTCCGCCTCGCGGCCGTGGGCGGCCGCCAGGTGCGCGCCGAACTGGAAGGGATCGGCGAGGCAGGGACGCGCGGCTTCGGACGCCTGTCGCGCGAGATGGAAGCTGCGAACACACGGCTTGCCGCCTTCGCGCGCCGTGCCGGGATCGCCGTGGCCGCTGCTGCCTCTGCCGCGACGGCAGGGCTTGGCATCATCGTTCGCAATGCTGCCCAGAGCGCCGACCAGATCCGGCAGTTCGCGCAAGTGGCCAATGCCACGCCCGAGAGCTTCCAGCGCTGGGCGGCAGGGGCCCGCACGGTCGGGGTCGAGCAGGAGAAGCTTGCCGATATCCTGAAGGACGTGAACGACCGGGTCGGGGATTTCCTGCAGACCGGCGGCGGGCCGATGAAGGATTTCTTTGAACAGATCGCCCCGCTCGTGGGTGTCACGGCCGAAGAATTCGCGCGCCTCTCAGGGCCGGAAGCCCTGCAGCTCTATGTGACCTCGCTCGAGAAGGCTGGTCTCAGCCAGCAGGAGATGACCTTCTACCTCGAGGCCATGGCCTCGGATGCTACACGCCTTCTGCCGCTGCTGCGCGATGGCGGGGCCGAGATGACCCGCTTCGGCGATCAGGCCCGCTCGGTTGGTGCGATCCTCGATGGTGAGGCGCTGTCCTCCCTGCGCCAAACCCAGATCGCACTGGGCAGTCTCGGCATGGTTTTCGACGGGATCCGCAACCAGATCGCAGTCGCTGTGGCGCCTGCCGTGACCTGGCTCGCCGAGGCCTTCGTGACGCTGGCTTCCGAGGGCGGCGCGCTGCGCACCGCCCTTGATGCGCTGGGCGAGAACCTGGGGCGCATGGCGTCTTATGCCGCGGCCTTCGTGGGCATCATGGCCGGGCGCTGGGTGGCGGGGCTCGCCGCCGCCGCCCTCTCTGTCCGGGGGCTTGCGACGGCGCTTGTCGTCCTCCGTGGCGCGCTGATCCGCACCGGCATCGGGGCGCTGATCGTCGGCGCGGGCGAGTTGATCTTCCAGTTCGGTCGGCTGGTGCAAGGCACAGGCAGTGTCGGGGCCGCGTTGGGCCTCCTGTCTGATCTTGCCCGCGAGGTCTGGGACCGGATGAAGCTCGGCATGGTGGCGCTGGGTCTTTCGATCATGGCGGGCTGGGCCGAGATCAGCGCAGGCATCACCGCCGCCTTACAGACCGGGCTCGAAGCGGTGGTGGGCTTCGGGAACGCGACGCTGAACACGTTTCAGGGGGCGATGGAGGCGGTGAAGGTGCTCTGGTCGGCCCTGCCTGCGACCATCGGCGAGTTCGCCTATGGCGCGGCCAATGCGCTGATCGGCGGGGTCGAGGCCATGCTGAACGGCGTGGCCGCGCGCATCGACGGCTTCCTGGAAGGGATCAATGCCGGTCTCGATGTGCTTGGCATCGAGAAACGGGTGCCCCTCATCGGGACCATCGAGCTGGGTGGGATCGAGAACCCCTTCGCGGGGGCGGCGGCTAATGCCGGGGCAGAAGCACGCGCGGCTTTCGAGGCAGCGTTCAATAGCGATCCCATCGCGCCGCCCGATCTGGGACTGACGGCGGCGGCCGAGGCAGCGCGGGGCGAAGCGGCGCGTCTGCGCGACATGATGGGTGAGGTTGCGACGGCCGCCACTGCGCCCCTGCAGTCTGTCGCGGCCCTGCGAGAGGCCGTCTCGGCCTCCGGCACCGAGGCTGCCGACGGGCTCGAGGACGCGCGCACGGCCGCGACAGGTCTTGGCACCGCCCTGCAGGGAGCGGGCGAGGCTGCGGAAGCTGCGGGCAGTTCGGGGCGCGGCGCAGGCAATGCGCTGCGCGAGGGGGCCGATGCCGCGAAGAACGCATGGAAGGCCACGGCCGAGGCGGTGCGCAAGGCGCAGGAGAAGTCGCGCGAGACCGCGCAAGGCCTCGCACAGGACATCACCGGCCCGATCAAGGAGGCTCTGACCTCGGGCGAGTTCACCTGGGAGACTTTTGCCGGGGCGATTTCGCGGATCGCACAGAACCTCGCCACGCGGCTGATCGATCTCGCCTTCAAGCCGATCGAGAACGCGCTGATCAACGCCTTTTCGGGCGGCGGCGGGTTCTTCGGCAACCTCTTCGGCTTTGCCAAGGGTGGGGTCTTCGCGGGCGGCGCGGAACTGACGGCCTTCGCGCGGGGTGGCGTCGTGAACCGGCCAACGGTGTTTCCCTTCGCCAAAGGTGTGGGGCTCATGGGTGAGGCTGGGCCCGAAGCCATCCTGCCCCTGCGGCGTGGAAAAGGCGGCAGGCTCGGCGTCGAGATGAACGGCGACGGCGCAGGTGCGGCATCCTCCATGTCGACGCGGATCATCAACGTGCTCGACCCCTCCGTCGTCGGCGACTATCTCGCCACGCCGTCGGGGGAGCGGGCCATCCTGAACGTCATTCGCCGCAATCGGGGTGCCATCAATGCCTGAGCCGGATGGCCGGCCGCCACTCTGGCCCTTTCCGGCGGCGCAAGAGATCACCGAGGTGCTCGAATGGCGCACGGATGTGCTGCAGTCCCAAGCGGGCGAACAGCGCATCGCGCTCAGATCCCGCCCGCGGGAGATCGTCACCTTCCAGCATCGCGGCGACGCGCTGGCCATGGCGCGGGCGGCAGAACTGGTGCGGGCGTGGTTTGTAGCCGAATGGCGAGTGCCGCTCTGGCACATGGCGGTCCAGCCGACGGCGGATGTTGCGCACGGCGCGACAGAGATTGCCGTCGACACTAGCGCGGCAGATTTCCGGGTGGGGGACGCGGTGGCCATCGCGGTGGATGGGCGCGACGCAGCGATGGCGGATCTTGCCAGTGTCGAGGCGGATCGGCTGATCCTGGTGGAACCGCTGGGTGCGCAGCTGCCCGCACCATCCGTGGCCGCTGCGCGCATCACCGTCGCGCCAGTGCGGGAAGGAATTCTTTCAGCGCCTGTCGAGGTCGCCCGTCGCCGCCAGAATGACGGCATGATCACCGCCACCTTCCTGCTGCGCGATGCCCCTGATCTGACCGCGCCCGTGCTGCCGACCTATCTTGGTCGCCCGGTCCAGACCGACCCGAGCCTGACCCGTTCGCCGATCACCGCCAGCCTGCGCCGTGCCGTCGAATATGTCGACAACGGTTTCGGGCCGGTCGTGGTCGAGCCGCTGCGGGATCTATTCGAGAGGGGCGAGGCGATCACCCTCAAGGCAAAGGGCGCGGCGGAGCGTTGGGCGTTGCGCCGCTGGCTCTGGTCGCTGCGCGGCCGCCAGGCCAGCTTCTGGTTGCCAACGTGGGGGCGCGAGCTGCAGCTGCGTGCGGCCATGACTTCCGGATCCACGCTGATGCGCGTGGTGCCCGTTGCGGAACTGGCGACCTATGTCGGGCGCGCCATCCTCCTCGAGATGCCGAGCGGGTTCCGGTTCCGGACGGTCAACGCGGCTGTGGCGGACGGCGCGGATCACCGGCTGACGCTGTCTTCGAGCCTCGGCGAGCCGGTGGCCATCGGGACGAAGGTGCATTTCCTGACGCTGGTGCGATCGGATGCGGATCGCGTGGAGATCCGGAACGGCGCCGTGGCCAGTGAAGTGACCCTGCCGGTCGTGGAGGTTCTGGAATGACCTACGCCACCATCGAGTCCTCGACCGCCGAGGGCCGCCCCTATTACCTCTACCAGTTTGTCGAGGGCGATCAGGTCTGGCGCTTCACCAGCCGGGCAACCGACTGGACCAGCGCGGCCAGCGAAGGCGACGCAATCACCTGGGAGGCAGCCGCCATTTCCCATGGCGATGTGGTGCAAACGAGCGAGATCGAACGCGGGCGGCTGGAACTGACATGGCCGCTCTCGCATCCTTTCGCACGCCGGTTCCTTGCGCCCTTGGGCAACACGCCCGTGACGCTGACCATCTTTCGCGGCCATGAGCAGGTGCTGGGCGAGACCGTCGCCCATTGGAAAGGCCGCGTAGTGGGCGCCGAGGTCGATGGCGTCCGGATCCTTCTGAACTGTGAATCCGTCTTCAGCACCCTGCGCCGGGCGGGGGTGCGTGCGAAGTACCAGCGCCTTTGCCGCCATGCGCTCTACGGCCGTGGTTGTGGTCTGGACATCGGGTTCCACTGGCAGACCGGCACCGTGACGGCCGTCTCGGGCAATGCCCTGACCATTCCGGAAGCGGCAGGGCAATCCGACGGCTGGTTCCGCGGCGGCGTGCTGAGGTTCGGGGCCCAGCTTGGGTTCATCACCGGCCATGTCGGAACGACCCTGACACTGTCGCGCCCGATGTCGGAACTGGCGGCGGCGCTGGCCGCTCCCGAGGTCGACCCCGAGACCGGCGCCCCACTCCCCGTCGTCGCTGACATCGCCCCCGGCTGCGACCTGCGCGCTTCCACCTGTGCGGCCAAGTTCGGCAACCTCGCGAACTTCGGCGGCTTCCCAGATATCCCCGGCCGCAACCCGTTCGGCGGCAGTTCCATCGTCTGAGCATCATACATGGTCTGGACCTTCATCGCACGGCTCGTCCTCGGGCTCGTGCTTTCGGCGATTTCCTATGCGCTGAGCCCGCGGCCCAAAGTCGAAAAGCCCCAGGCGGCGGGGCTCGACGATTTCACGCTGCCCACGGCCGAGGAAGGGCGTCCGATCCCGGTCGTCTTCGGCACGGTGCTGATCACCGGCCCGAATGTCGTCTGGGCAGGCGACCTGAAGGTCGATCCGATCAAGAAGAAAGGCGGCAAGAAGTGACCCGCGTGACGATCCAGGACCTGCGTGCGGCGCGCTACTGCCTCGCGGGCGTGCGGCCGTGGTTCCGGCGCCATGGGCTCGACTGGCAGGCGTTTCTCGACGGGGGCATCGAGGCGAACGCCTTGCGCGCCACGGGCGACGCGCTGGTGGAACCGGTGATCCTGCAGGCCGAACTGCGAGAGACGGCGACGCGGGAGGCAGACGATGGGCGGTAGGAGCAAGGCCCAGACCGTCGGCTACCGCTATTCGCTGGGCGTGCATCTGGCGCTCTGCCACGGGCCGGTCGACGCCATCCGCGAGATCCTCGTCGACCGCCGCACCGCCTGGTCCGTTACGACAGGCGGGGGTTCTTCCGGTGGCGGCGGCGCGGCAGTCGAGACGCGCATCGGCACGGTCACTGGAATGACTGCCACGGCGGCACTGGCAGGCGACAGTGGCGCGACCATCAGCTTACCTGGCACCCGCGCAGGCGTGCGCATCGGGCAGGACTATCGCCTCGCGCTCGTCAACGGGTCGAGCCAGACGATCACTCTGCAGGCCGTTACCTTCGATGCGGCCGCCAACATCACCCGCTGGACCGTGCTGCCCGAGGCCCTGAGCTTCGCTGCCCAGACCGTCGAGGTCTTTGAGGCCACGACCGGCTCCAGCAGTACCGGTGCCGGTGGCGGGCGCATCCGGATCGACAAGCCCGACCTTTTCGGCGGGGAGAGCCGGGAGGGCGGCATCCGCGGGGACGTCGATGTGTTGATGGGCGGGACGAGCCAGGGGGCGAACGACTATCTCGCTGCACGCATGGGTGGAGACGTTCCCGCCTATCGCGGCCTCTGCAGCCTCGTGCTGCGGCAGGTCTATCTCGGCATCAACCCTTACCTGAAGCCATGGGCGGTGCGCGTAACTCGCGTGCTGTCCGGCGAGGCAGGCGCAGCGCAATGGTATCCCGAGAAGGCGGCCATCGTTCCCGAGGCGAACATCTCGGATGCCGCGATCTACATCGCCCTTGATGTCTCGGGCTCCATGTCGGGCACGCGCATGTCGGCCCAGAAGGCGGGTGTCGCCGCGCTGATCCGCGAGATTGCCGCAGGCGTTGATCCTGACCGGCCGAACGATATCCGCATCGTCCTCTGGAACGTGGCCGTCGCTGGATCCATCGAACGGCGGAACATGGGGCCTGCCGACTATGCCGCGCTCGAGACCTGGATGCTCGGGCTCTCGAACTTCACCAACGGCGGCACCAGCTTCAACGCGGCCTTCGCGGAGGCCAGCGCATTCTTTGCAGGCGGCGGGTCAAAGCGCCGGATCGTGATCTTCGTGACCGATGGTGAACCCGCACCGGTCTCCTCGGTCGATGCGGCGCTGGCGATCATCCGCACCCTGCCGCCCGCAGACATCTTCGGCTTCAACATCGCGCTGAGCGACACGTCCTACACCGCGCGCATCGACAACACGCCCGTGGACGGCGTGCCGGTGATCCCGCCCGGCAATCCGCAGGCGCTGGTTGCCTCGCTGCGCGGCGCCTTCGGCAACGGCCCGGACATGAACCCGGCTCACATCATCCGGGAATGCCTGACCAACCGGGACTGGGGCCTTGGATATTCGTCGGTCGAGATCGGGGCGAGTTTCAACACTGCTGCCGACACCCTGTACAACGAAGGCTTCGGCCTCTCGCTGATCTGGCAGCAGGACTCGTCCATCGAGGAGTTCGTCGCGAGCGTCCTCGACCATATCGACGCCACGCTCTTCATCGACCGGCGCACCGGGCTTTGGGAGCTGAAGCTGATCCGGGCGGATTACACAGCCGCAACGCTGCCGCTGTTCGACGAGACCAATGTTGTGGATTGGGGTCGCCTCGGGCGCCGATCCCCGTCTGATCTCGTGAACAGTGTCACCGTCCGATTCACCGATGCCTGGACCGACGACACCGGGGCGGTCAGCGTGACCGACACCGCCCGCGTCCAGGCCATGGGCGAGGTGCTGGCCACCACGCTCGACTATCCCGGCATCCGCTATCAGGGGCTCGCCGTGCGAGTGGCAGAACGCGACCTGCGTGCCTTGTCGGCGCCGCTCCTGACTGGAGAGATCGTCGTCAATCGTGAGGGGGCCGATCTCGGCCCCGGGGATGTGATCCGGCTGCGCTCGACGCGGCTGGGTCTCGATGACGTCGTGATGCGGATTTCTGAGATCGGACAGGGCGACGGCCGCGACAACGGTATCCGGCTCAAGATCGCCGAGGATGTCTTCGCGCTGGGCGCTACCGCCATCGCGGGTGGGCGGATGCCCACGGGAACCGGTGTCGCCGCCCCGCCGCGGGCCCTCGCGCGCCGCATGGTCGAGGAAGCCCCGTACTGGCTTCTCGTCCGCGAGCTTGGCCACAGCGAGGCCGACCGCCGCATTGCCGACGATCCGGACGCAGGCGCGCTACTTGCGACCGGCGAACGCCCCAGCGCCGATGCTTTGGCGGCCCAGCTCTGGGTCGATCCCGGCACCGGACCCACACAGGAGGGCGTGGTCGCCTTCGCCCCGACGGCACTACTGGCCGCCGATGTGACCGATAGCCCGGAGGCACGGGTGATCCCGGTGACCGGCTGGCGCGATATCGGCGAGGTTGAGATCGGCACGCTGGCCAGCATCGATGGCGAACTGGTCCGCGTGGATGGGATCACGCCGAGCAGCGTCACCGTCGGTCGGGGTTGCCTCGACACCGTTCCGCGCGCCCATGCCTCCGGCACGCCAGTCATCTTCTTCGACGATGTGGCACGGATCCCCGAAGACAGCTGGGCGGCTGGCGAGACGCTGACCGCGCGGCTTCTGCCCGAGACCGGGCGTGGCACGTTGGCTTTTGCGCTTGCCCCAGAGGACAACGTCACCCTCGACCGCCGCGCCATCCGGCCCCTACCGCCCGGGCGCGTGCAAGGGAATGGCAGCTACGCCCCCAATGTCGATGCGCTAGTCACCGGCAATCTCACATTGAGCTGGACGCACCGTGATCGGCTGACCCAGACCAGTCCCGTCATCATCGACCACACCGGCGCCTCGATCGGCCCGGAACCGGGCGTCGGCTACATCATCGAAGTGCGCTGGGTGGATCCGGATAGCGGCATCGCGATCCTGCCCGCGGGCGTGGTGATGGATGCAGGCAGTGCCGCCAGCTGGTCCCTCGCTCCGGAGGCCATCCCGGAACTCGGCGCCCCGGATCGGACGGCCGAGATCGAACTGGCCGTCCGGTCCCGGCGTCTGGTCGAGGACAGCTGGGTCACAGACCGCGAGGCGCGGTGGTTTCGACTGACGGCGCCCTTCGCCGCCGGATGGGACCGCGGCTGGGGTTTCCTCTGGGGCACCTGACCCCGGAATTCAAAATAACGAACGAGGACGAGTATGCCGGAACGGATCATGCCGGGATTGGGGCTGCGCGCCTTCTACGATCCCGGCCAGCGCAACTGGGGCACCAGCCTCAGCGAAGACCTCCGCCGCCTCTCGGTCCTCGTGCAGGCGCGCGCCGCATCCCGCACCACGCCGCTGCCTGCGACGGGCAGCGCAGGCCAGATGCTGATCGTGCCCGCCGCAGCCGGGGCGAACGCCAATGCGCTGGCGCTCTGGGATCAGTCGCCCGCCGGGGCAGCGGCTTGGGTCTACCTACCCCCGCAGGAGGGCTGGCAGGTCTGGGTCGCCGATGAGGCGCGGCACGTGCGCTTCACGGCCGGGGCATGGGTCGAGGTGCCACGCCCGGGGACCGTGCGCATCAGGACCCTGACTGCCACAAGCTACACGCTGGAAGCCGTCGATCTGGGCAGCATAATCGAGACCACAGGTTCCTCTGCCGTCACCGTGACGATCCCGACGGAGGCCAATGTTCCCTTCGAGATCGGATCGCTTATCAACGTGACACAGGTCGGCGCCGGTGTCGCCACCGTGGCTACAGCACCCGGGGTGTCGCTGAATGGGGTTGTGGGCGGTTCCGTTGCTCTCGACGGCCAATGGTCAGGGGCAGCACTCGTGAAGCGCGGCGCCGATGCCTGGATCATCCAAGGCGCGCTGGCGGGAGCCGTTGCATGAGCCTTCTGATGATGCGCGGCGCCATCCTCGCCCAAAGCGGGGATGCTGCGCCCCCAGTCGATATCGGCGCGGTCTGGCAGCTCGACATCACCCGCTGTCCCTCCGGCTACACCCTGTCGAACGGCAACCAGACCGCCGTCAACACCTCGGGTGGAACGAACTACCTGCGTTGGGTGCCGACCGCCAAAGCGATCCTGCCGACAGACGGGCGGCGCTATTGGGAAGTCCTTTGCGCCCCAGGTGCCGCAACCTTCGACGGCTACATGGGCGTCGTCGCGGCTGCGCAGCGCGAGGAGTTCAATGCGGGCCTCAACCCCATCACGCTGGGTTCGATCGGCTGGCGGGGCACCGGCGCGCTCTGGTCCTCGGCCACCGCCACCGCCGAACAGCGCCTGACCGGTCTGCCCACCTTCGGCGCAGGCGATGTGCTGATGTTCGTCCTCGACCCGGCCCTCGGCCGTCTCTGGATCGGCAAGAACGGCATCTGGCGCGATGACCCGGTGAGCGGCGCGGCCACATGGACCGCAGGCGGAAGCCCTGCCTTCTACCCGCAAGTGCAGGGACGGAACACCGGCGACGGCGGCACACTACGCTCGCTTCCCTCCCAGTTCAGCTATCCGGTGCCCCCGGGCGTGACGGCGCTTGGGTACCTCGATCCAGACCTCCGCGTCTTCGACGCCGCAGCCTTCCTCGAGATTGGTTGGGATCGCGGCCTCAGCATTGCGGGCGCCTCCCTCTGGATCAGCCGGGGCGGCGGGCCGCATCTCACCGCCGCCGATGCCGCGCTCTTCGTCGAGCACGGTGGGGGTCGCGGCGCCACCTGGACCCAAGCCAACCTCTACATCGAAGTGGAACTGCCATGAGCTACATCCTGCATCTCGGCCATCAGCCGACCGACGTCTCGGGCATCGCCGGAATGCTCAGTACCGTCGCTGGCGGCTTCGACGCGAACCTCGACATCAATGGTGTTCGCTTCATCGGATCGCGCACATATGCGGCCCCTTTTTCGGTCGCATTTTCGCCGCCCGTGGGCGATCTTTGGCTGGGCTTTCGCTATGTGCCACCCAACGCCGACTCCGAGAACATCACAGAGGCGACGGCCAACTTCCTCGACATCTATGATGCGAACCTGGTCCGCATCGCGCAGGTCCAGCCCCTGTCCAGCACGAAGCGATACCATGCCATCGCCAGGGGGGACACGACTGTTCAGGGTGGGTCCAGCTACACCGCGTCCAACGGCCAACCGCAATGGATCGACGTGCGGGTTTCGGTCGGAACAAGCATCACCATCGACTTCTATGTCGATGGCGTGCTGCAAAGTTCGGCCACGGCCGCCAACACCCAAGGCAAGGGCAAGCCGGTGCAAATCGTCTTTGCCAACACCGGTCTGCATGGCACGAGCACGACACGCACCTGGTACTATGCGCATTTCGCGGTGCTGGATGGGGTGTCGACCATCGGGCGGCGCTTCGTGCGGCGTACCCCCAACGCCATCGCGACCTTCAGCCAGATGGCGGGCAGCATCGACGCCCTGAAGGATGAGGATGTCGGCACGCGGGTTACCAGCAACGCGGCCGGGCAGCGGCTGTCCTTCTCACTCACCGGGCCGACCGGGCCTGCGGCGGTCGCGGCCATCGCCGGTGTTCATGTGAAGCAGGTCGCCCAGGCAGGGACGATAGGTCCACAGGCGGCAGCGGGGTTCCTGCGGATGGGTGGTGTCAATCATGATGCGGCTCCGGTCACCGTGCCGTCCCTCATGCCACGGTCGGTCTATTCCACATGGGCCCTGAACCCGGCCGACAGCAGCGGCTGGACGAGCGTGACCCTGCCTGCCGAAGTCGGGATCCTGTCCGCATGAGCCCGCGCCGTTCCGGAGAGGGCCATGTCCGCATGCCAGATGCCGAATTCGAGGAACTGTTGGCTCGAGCGGCGGAAGAGGGGGCGAAGCGTGCTCTGGCCGATGTCGGCCTCGACGGCAAGGAAGCCGCCCTCGATATCCGCGATCTGCGCGCTCTGCTCGATGCCATCCGCTTTGTGCGCCGCACTGCCGTCCAGAGTGCGGTCCACCTGATCACCACGGGCGTCATTCTCGCGCTACTCGCGGGGATTGCGATCAAGCTGAAGATCTTTGGCAGCGCGCCCTGACCGGGAGGCGCTGCCCATTTCACCACTAACAAGACCACCCGGCCCGCCCCTCGGCGGGCTTTTCCATTTGGAGGATCCACCATGCCGACCCTGTCTTTCCCCACCTGGCGCGACGTTCCCGAGAAGGCGTGGCGCTGGCCGAGCTTTTCGCCCGCAGAGATCGCCTGCCGCGGCACCGGCGCGATCAAGATCAACACCGAGGCCATGGACAAGCTGCAAGCCCTGCGCGACCGCCTCGGCAAGCCGCTGATCATCCGCTCCGCCTATCGCAGCCCGGAACACAACCGCGCTGTCGGCGGGGCCCCAGCCTCGAAACACATGCAGGCGACCGCGTTTGACATCGCGATGGCGAACCACGATCCGGTGACTTTCGAGGCCGCGGCGCGGGCCGTGGGCTTCCTCGGCTTCGGATACTACCCCCGCTCGGGCTTCATGCATATCGACCTCGGGCCCGCCCGGTCCTGGGGCGATCCCTTCACAGCACGGCCAGTGCCCTTCGCGCCGGAACTGCCGCCTGCGCGCGAAGTTCTGGCCGAAAGCCGCACACTGCGCGGTGGCGGGGCGGCCGGGGCAGCGACCGTTGGCGCAGCCGGTGTTGAAGTGCTGCAGGACGTCCTCGCCGAAACGCAGTCCACGATCCAGCCGCTGGTGCCCTATCTCGACACCCTCCGCTGGGTGCTGATCGTCATCGCGCTGATCGGGATCGCCGTCACCATTCATGCGCGGCTCGACGACTGGAAACGGGGCCAGCGGTGATCGGCTGGCTCCTGCCCCAGGGCTCGGTGCGCAAGGCGCTGGGCCTGATCCTTACCGCCACAGCAATCCTGCTGTTCCTGCTGAACTTGCGCCGTGCAGGCGAACGTGCCGGGCGTGCTGCCGAGCGCTTTGATGCCCGAGAGAGAAACGATGCCATCCATCGCCAGATGCTCGACGCCGCGGCTCGCCGTCCTCATGATCGCGATGCTTTGGCTGAGCGCCTGCGCGATGGGCGGTACTGACACCCGCGCGCCATGTCCGCCAGTGGTTGAGTACACTGCCGCCGATCAAGCGCGAGCCGCTGACGAGGTCGTGGCGCTGCCAGAAGATGCCATGGTCGTCCGGATGCTGAGCGACTACGCCGTCTTGCGAGACCAGGCGCGGGCATGCCGGTAGACAGGATGGCAACGTCGCCCTTTAACGCCTCGACAGGTCAAGAACCACAACATCAATCTTGCCCGCAAGCTCGGCGGGTAGGCCTTTTTCAAGTTTCTTTTTCAGATCAGAAGCTTGCAAGTTATCGTGGTTCTTCAGACCTGCGATCTTTTCATCGGCACCGAACCAGAGGACCAAGTAAACACCTTGTTCTTCCGCTGTTGGATGTACCGCGTAGCGATCTGCAAGCTGCATCTGGGCCGCCGTGAAAAGCTCGGCATTCCATTGGCCTTTGACTTCCACAACCAACATCTTGCGCCCAGCGGGCGTTTGGATGGAGGCTGTTATGTCGCATCGGTTGCCATCGGCAAGCTGATGTTCAATTACGTCGACAAACCCAAGGGGCTCAAGGCGAGGTCTCAGCCAGTTCACGATGCGCCGCGTTGCGGGATTCTCGCCAAGCCGCTGTCCGTTCTCGTAGAACTGGTCGATCACCCCAAGATCACCGCCGAGGACGTCGTCTTGTAGTCGTCCAAGGAACTCGACAACGACGCGGCGCATGTGTTCGACGCTGGCTGGCCGTCCCTGATCAAGTGCAGCTCTGACAGCTGCGGCGCTCGGTGGGGCAAAGTCGCGTAGAGATATTGTGCGCCTGCTCGCCGCCCGGATGCTCCGCAGATTTCTGTGAAACGGTGCCATCCGAGGATCGGCGAGAAGGCCATCCAGAACCGGCAAGACAGCGTCCGTCGTATCCCGTCCTGTCATGTAGACGATGTCAGTCAGATAACGATAAGCAGTTTCCGGCTTCGGGCTACCAGTTCCCCAACTTGAAGGAAGTGGGACAGGCGGCCAGCGGTCAATGAACGTGTCCAAGATGCGCGCAATTTTCGCGGCACTCAGGTCGGGCCACGTCGCATCGTCCCCTCTCTGGTCACTCCGGATGTGTTCGAGTTCGAAGATGAAATTAGGGTTCCGATCAAGAACCGACCAGACCGCTGACTGATCATCGTCCAAGAACCAGAAGTGGCGAAGGAACCAAAAGCGCCTTTGGGCTTCAAGCCTGTGGGGAAGCATGCCGGAATCAAGGTCTGCACAGCGCTCCCTGATCAAGGAAAGCAGGTCTGCGCGATCCCCGTAGCGAACAGCCATGTCGAAGAGCCGGTTTAAGGGGTGGTGTGCAATGGCCGGAAACTTGCGCAACCATTCCAAAGGACGCTTTAGCAGAAGGAAATGGAACATTGGCTTTCGTTCCAGCCAGCTTACGTCTGCCGTTTCGCTTCCAGAGGCGAGCTGAGCTTCAACGTACCCTGTTATGAACGCGTCTGCATCGGCCGCGTTGCGAAAAAGCGTAACTTCGACTGCTTCCTCGAACCGCTCGCGTTCACCCTCACTGCCCCAATTGTATCCACCGATGTCTGTTCGGACCGCGGCAAGGACGCGCCGATCAATCTGTGACAGGTCACGGGTAGCTCTAAACTCGGCGACGCAGGCGGCATGGAGCCTGACAACGCTTGCGCGAGCTGTGCCCAACGCACACTGTTCCAAGGTCGGGATGTCATCGCCGACAGTGCGGAGATAGTTCCGCAGGGACGCGTCTACGTCGATCAGCCCACGCGTAAGCTCGTCCATGTCGTTCGGTTGAACCAGATAACAGCGCGCGATGTAGGTCAACCAGCCTTTGTGTTGGCCAGCTTCGATAATGCCGCGATCTCTGGTCAGTGATCTGACCGCCTTGCCTTCAGCTGCGCGCTCTCGACGCCGCCGACGGGCCTGAAAGCGATAGCGCCGTTCGCGATTTTGCCGCCAGCTACGGAATTGTCGGCGTTGCCTGAGTGCCCACCTGGCGAGGAAGTCCGGATTCTGAAGCGCTTGCTGTCGAGCATAATTTCGAAGCTCGTCCGGGCCCCTTTCCCCTCGCGCTCGATAGAAGTTGTGCGAGTGAACGAAAAAGTCCCAAAGTTCGACATTGCCTGTCGCAACTGCGTGATCCATCATCGGCCGGATATCGTCATACTGAAAAGACAACCCCGCATGGCCATAGCGGTCGATCCCTTGGTCGATCATGGCCTCTCGAGTGTTCAGCCCCTCGAAGATCATCCGCTGAATTTCACGCCGCAGGTGGTGTTCCTCCTGCAGGACACGGACTGCCGCGCTATCCTTCGCACTGGCAGCGCGGTGGTAGTTAAGTGGTTTCAGCCAGCGCCAGATCCTCACAGGATCCCGCGGCGCCTCGGCGATGTCGAAAAATCTGTCAAGGAGATGCCCTGCAATCTTGCTGATGCCATCTCGGCAGTGACATTCCAATGAATGCGCACCGCAGGTGCACGCCACGCCCTGAGTAATCTCGTCAAGCAGCCAACCACACAGATCAGCGTCGAAGGCCCGCACTAGGATTCGAATGAAGTACCGTGATCCGATCACGCGTTCGCGCTCTCTTGGATCAGCCGGGTACAAGTTGGCGCAAACCAGAAGCAGGTCGCGAAGCTTTTCGCGAGGTAACCGAGCTACGCCCAGATAGCCAACGATCTTTGCAGCAAGACGCAGCGCCTCGTTCGTGGCAGACGCGATAAGTGGATCGACCATGAATGCCAGGTCGAGTTTCGCATTGACGAGGCAATCGAGCGCTGCGTGCCTGCACTGTGGCGTGGCGGTGGCGTCCAGCACGGTCGCTTCCAGTTCTGGACGCAGCAAAGTGACCGCTGGCGAACCCGACAGAAGCTCGAGGAGCAGCGCGCGCAAGTCTCCTCCGCCCTCGCGCACGATCAT